GGAGACAATGATCCTAATGTGAACAGTCACTTAGGTGCGGTCTACAAATTTTTTGTAGGCACAGATTGTACAGATTGTGACATCAAAACTGACGGGACGGACAAATTTGTTGGTCACGCAACAGTTGTTAACGTTGCAGACGGTACAAACAATACGTTTGCACCAGGAGCAACAAACGATGTTATCAGCATGAACGGTGGAACAACAGGTGGAGATAAAGGTAGCACAGTTACAATTACTGCACTTGAAGACAATGTTTATCTAGTAGAAGCAGTGTTAATCGGTACAGGTACTGAAGCAACACCTTTTGCAGATAGTTAATAAATAAACTCGGAGCGCCTGGTGATGCAGGCGCTCTTTAAAAGGAGGAAAACATGGCAGACACAGTATTAAATACAACTGTATTTGACGGAGCAAAAAAACTTATCACTCACTACAATGTAGTTTCTGATGGAACAGGTAGCACAACAAAAATTGTTGATGTATCTGGATTAAATTCTAACAATGGTAAAACTTGCAAAACTGTAAGATTAAACAAAGTTAGTTTTAATGTTTCAGTAACAGCACAGGTAGATGCACTTAGAATGTTATGGGATGCTACAACAGATGTAGCTTTTCAAACATTAAATGGTGAAATGGAATATGATTACTCTTCTTTCGGTGGATTAAAAAACACTGAAGCAAGTGGTTTCACTGGAGATGTTAATATAACATTACCAGCATGCACCAATGGAGATACTGCTACAGTTGTTTGTGAATGGATTAAAGTTTACGAATCGTAGGAGTTTAAATGGCTAATACTACTTCGGGAACAGCGACGTTCGATAAAACTTTTGCTATTGATGAAATAGTAGAAGAGGCTTTTGAAAGAATAGGTCAGCAAAATGTTGCTGGTTA